ATGGCTTTAAAGAGAAAGAAGAAACGGGCGGTCTTATCTACGGATAAAAAGGATTACCCTAAAATTCCGTTTGACGAAGCGCTGAATATTGTAGTCGCGGGTAAAAGGCTCGAAGGTATCAGTAGTAGAACGTTGAGAGACTACACGAAAATGTGGGGCTACTTCACGTCTTGGATAAACGATAATTACGATATTGATTCCGTGGGAGAAATTACGACGGAGATAGTTCGGAATTACATATCGTATATGAAACACGACAAGCTGCTGTATTCCGGTCACAAGTTTATCAAAGAGGACGAAAGCAAAGTCGGTCTGTCCGATACGACAATCAATATTAATTTACGAACTATTAAGGCGTTGTTAAATTACCTTGAACGCGAAGAGTTAATCGAAGTAAATCCGGCGGATCGCGTTAAGTTGATTAAGCAGGACGTCGATCTTACCAACTGTTTTACGGAAGATGAAGTAAAAGAGATATTGCGTCAGCCTAATCAAAAAGACTACGTAGGCTTCCGCGATTATGTAGGGATATGCTTGCTTCTCGACTCCGGAATGCGTATTCAAGAAGTGCTAAGCCTTCGCCAAAAAGACATTGATTTTTCAAGTCGTTTTATAACGGTATCTTCCGAAGTGAGCAAGAACAGAAAGCATCGATTAGTTCCGATTTCGAATCATACCGTAAAGCTCATGTTGCAGCTCATTTCGGAGAACAAGGCGCATTTTGTTACCGACAGAATCTTTTTATCTTGTTACGGCGAACCATTGTCGCCTAATCATTTTAATAAGCGTTTGAAATTTTACGCGGAAAAGGCGGGAATAGAAGGAAAGAAAGTTACCGCGCACGTCTATCGCCATACATGGGCGAAAACGATGGTTCTAAACGGCTGCGATCCTTTCACACTTCAGAAAATCGGGGGATGGGCAGACATTAGAACGATGCGTAGATATATTCAAATGGATACGAAAGAAATGAGACGAAGTCATGACGACTTTTCACCGTTAAATCACATTAAAAAGAAACGAATATAAAAATAAACACAAAAAAAAGAACGCTCACCAACCGAATAAAATTCGATAAGTGGAACGCCCTAGCCTGCTTCCATTATATCGGAAAAAAGCGTACGAGTCAAACGCTTATTTAAGTGCGCCTTAATTTCGAAATGGTCTGCGTTCTCCTAAAGGGAGAGACGAACATGTATACGAAAGAATCCGCTAAAATGGCTCAGTTCCGCTCGATTGACGAGCTTAACGGCGCCATCCGCACGCACATCTACCGCAATAAATCCAACCTATCACCGTCAGCAATAGACGTCTTGAAGGTGCTATCGCGTCACGCAGTCAAAACGCCAGGCGTTGCGTGGCTGAAGATCGATTCCATAGCGTCACTTATCGGCAAGCACCGTACTACAATTATCCGCGCGATCAAGCGCTTAGAAACTCTCGGCATTATTCGCAAAGAAATAAAATACCGCCCTGTTAGCGGAGGAAACGGCGCAAATATGTACGTCATCCTAGCGCCCGCGTCTTCTAATGCTACTGCGCAAATGCAACCCCGCCAAGATGCGTCCAAGCCTACGGAGACTAAGGCGGATCGTCCAAAATCCGAAGACGAAGCCGTTATTCTTAAAAGCAAAAATAATTTACTACGTAATACGTATGCTGCGTTCAAAAACGTCATTGATTGTTTTGTAACCGATCGGCGTCTAACAAGCCGTCTATATGGCGTGTACTTGGCGCAGACGTCCGCCCTTAAATCCGTATATGATAAGTCTTTGCTTGATGAAATCGGCTTGAATGCGCTTCGTGTGGTGTTTAGAACGATCAAGAATCGACCTATCCGCAACCTTGTCGGCTATTATAGCGGCACTCTCAACCGCATGCTAGACGAAGTGTATGCCGAAGAACTTAAAGCGTTATGTGAATAAAAAAAGACCAGCCATTACGACTGATCTTCGGTATCATTCGGAACAAATTCGACTATGTCTTCGATGCGGCAATCAAGATAATCGCAAAGCTGCGCGATGACGGTCATGGCAACAAATTCGCCTGCGGAGATTTTTGCGACCGTATTAGGCGAAAGTCCTAGCTCATTACGGAGATCAGTTTTCTTTTTGTCCCTAGTAATTAGCATGTGCTCTAACGGCTTGTACGATGGTTTTAACCTAATTTCCTTTTGACGTCTTGTCATATTAACACCTTCCTTCGTCTATATTGTATAACAAATAATACATTTTGTCCATTTTTAAAAATAATTTGTATAAGTTATTGACTTAAAATGTATAACAAGTTATACTAAGTATAGAAAGTCATACAAAAAGTATGGCAAGAAGGGAGTGAAAAAGTAATTGATTGAACTAGCAACAAAAATATCCGTACTCATAGGCGCATGGCTCGGAATTATCAAGATTTCATTAGAGCTAATCGCAATGAGAAAAAAGAAAAAGAAAAAGCGACGGTCTCCCTCCAAGAAGAAACGTCGCAAGTAAACGGACGGGGCGCTAAGCCCCGGTTCAATCAATTATACCACATATGAAGAAACTTTATACTTTTGACTTCTTGATGCTTCTGTCTCTTGGATTTTTAGTGTCATCTATGACCTTCACAGAAATTTCTATGCTCGATCAAATAATTATTGCAACCACATCACTATACGCGTCACTACTTATTATGAAGGCGATTAAAGGGAGGAAATTAAAATGAAAAAAGAAATGATTAAAGCCGAACTCGTATTTTATGACTTTTACGGAAAGGACGCACACTTTCGTAAGGAAAAAGATTTAGTGCATTTAGGAGGTGGTTTCGCGATAGGGTACGAAGAAGGCAACGGTCTTGCGCTTTATAAGATGGCGGGCGTGCCTGGCGCCTGGGAGATCGGCGACCGAGACGAAATATTGTTCCGAATCGACGACGAAAACGAAGCGATCGCAGGTCGTTCTATAGAGGAGATCGCGCAAATGTCGGTTGTCGATTTTATGGTTATGGCATCGCGCCGTACGGTGTCTCACTGAAAACGGAAGCCTTACCATAAATTACACATGAATATTTAGATTTGTTCGACAAATTACGACGACAATGTCGATACGATTAGTGTATTATTAAGAACGAAAGAGAACGGAGGTTCCCTTGCGACGGAAATATCGACGAAATTGTTGTACAAACGTACAACTTTCAGGTGACGGGCGTGTTTGACCCGCCAGCGACCGACATCTAATCATACTCAATCCATTCGTAAAGATCGTCAATGGTGCAATTAATCGCGGCAGCAATGGTTTTCGCGGTATCGAAATTCATGCCACGCGTGCCGTTGACGTACTTCGAAATAATGGACTTATCGTAACCAGTTCTATCGGCTAGTTGCGTTTGAGTATAGCCACGCTCACGGAGTCGGTCGCTAAGTAAACATCTACCACGACGATACTTAACCGTAACAAACACCTCCGCATAGCTTATATCGGGCTATACGGTTCAAATTATACCTTATAAAAGACCAAATATAAAAGAGAGATACCAAAAAGAGGGGGATTCAGTTTGGGCGCGTTGCAAAATGATGTGTTAAATTGCTTTGACGACTTGTTTTTAGATTTTGATTCAGTAGCAGCAAAATTAAATATTCATGTTAATCAGTTGTATAACTTGAAGAAAACCGGAAAAATTGGATTTAAGACCCTTCTAAAAGTTGCGCAACTAATTTCGGGAGCTGAGTATCATCGCCATATGCGCGATTGGTGCCTGAAAGTCACTACAACCGAGTCAATTAAGCACGCATTTGAGTATGCAGCAATAAAAAGAGATATTTCACTGATAGAGGAACTTCTAAGCGCCCACAGAAAAGACGTGAGTTTATCGAATTATACACAGTTTTATCAAATGATCTATAACTACATGGTCAATACTATTTCTATAAAGGATCTGAAAGCTCACTTAGATGAAATGAAATGTGGCAAAGATAAGGAACTGAAAATATTAAAGATGATATTTAATTGTTATTGTCTATATCACGATCAACGCTTTTTAAGCATCCTAGAAGTTGCGTCGTCTATTGAAAAGGGAATAAGTGAGTTAGGAGAGACGCGTCGAGGGTTTTTCATGGAATGCTACTTATTTAGATTAGCCGAAGTTTTAGCGCCTGCGTATCTGCATCTAAAAGACCTGCCTAAAGCAAGAAAATACGCAGAAATTCTACTTTTTTCAAATATTTGTGCAAAAACTAATTCTGACTCATACTATTACTTAGGAGTGTCTTTCATGGGAGAAGACGAGGGTAAATGCCTTCATTACTTACGTGAGGCGTTACGTGAATCGATCGATAGTCGCGACGAGTCAATAATAAGAGAGACTAGAAACACCTTGCAGTTATACGAGGGGTACTTCCGTTACAAGAATACTGGCGAAATTCCTACGGACTTGCCTAGTGCAGCGGATATGTTGTGGGGAGAAGACGATCCGATTATTCGGTATTTTAGATTGATTGGTGCCGGTACGATGGCGGAACTTTCGCAGGCTTATAAGGTGTACACGCAGGAGTTTAATTACCTGTTTCAAAGCTCCTTAGTTGACGATCTCGTAAGAATTGGTCTTGATGCTACCTTCGCAAACTCAATGAAAGATATCCGACTAAACTACGAAGGGGAGAGTTATTTTGAAAAAGATTTTATTAGGAGTTTTACTTTTTGGAGCGATTATTGCGGCGACTTCTGCGCCGGGAGCTAACACGGAGACATCCGGAAATATAGTGCCGCAGGCAGTACCGAAGCCGGGCGGTTGATCATCTATGTGGGAAGGGACGAACTTAATTGTTCGTCCTTTTTTTGTTTTATTTGAAAATTCTTTACACTATATATTCTTTTAGATAGATGCTGTAAAAAAATTAATATTTTCCAAATGCGTGCTACTATTTACTTACAGAAGAAAACATTACTAATTCGGAGGCGAGGAAGTGGACGAAAGAAAGGCGTATCTACTAACGTTAGCGATGGAATCCGGAGCAATGCCGTATATACATCATGAATCTGAAAGAATCGCGGGAAGCGTACCCGACCAAACATCGTTTGAACAGCGCACATTACTATCGGTTGGTTACTGGCTAGACCGGTATAGGAAAAACGGGCGCGACAAAAGGGCGCTGATACAGCGAATTATCAAACGCGAAAGTATTACGTATCTGAAACAAACGAAACGAGCAGCGGCCTTATCTATAGAAGGAATGCGAGATGAAGGTAAAGCATCGTGGGAGCCCGAAGACGTTTTGTCGGACGTCGAAGGCGAAGTTTTATTAAAAGAAAAGACCGCCCTGTTGTCGCAAGGCGATCTTCGTAAAGAAATGATACTAATGAACTGGATACGGGGATGCACGAATATGACCGAAATCGCCATGCTGTTGTCGCAGCACTTTGGCGGCAATATTGAGGCACATCGCAAATTCATCCGCCGATTCCGGCTGTACTGCCAGCGGGTACTGGCATCCTAACCAACAAAACCGCGAGGGCTTCGTCATGTTTATGATAACCGTTTTCAATACGATTAACAAGCGAACAAAGTACGAACGCCCTCGTATGCAAATACGGGAGGGCAACAAATGAATGAATTCATATCAGACTTCGCAATGTACGGAAGTTTTGTCGGGAGCATAGCCGCCGTAATAATCGGGGGCATGTATTGGACAATCGTTAAGGAAGAACGAGGCAATTCAAATGATTGACGCACTTGTTATCGAATATCGCGAAACCAAAAACGAACTTGTATTTAATGAGCTATATCGGGAACTTATCGACAAACAAAGAAAAAAATTTTCCACAATAGCACGGTCGATCAACTCAAACGAATCTGACGTAATGGCGCTGTATGAAGACATAATGATGAAGTGTATCGAGAAGTGGGACGGCATTCGACCGTTCGAACACTTGTATAAATTCAGCATGAAAAGGGCGCGCGCGAACGTATACAGGAATCAATCGGCGCGCCGTGATAAAGAAACTATCGTCGATCCGCAGGACGTAGGAGCGGATAAAACCGCAGGAACAACGACCGAAAATGCCTACATCGAAACTGATACGATGCGAATTTTTAAAAGCGCGATAGATGACGAAATCACTTTGAAGATAGTTGAAACGTTTTTACAGCTCGACAAGCCGTCTTACACGGAAATAAGCAGGCTAACAGGTGTTAATAGATGGAATGTAACACGCATTCTCAAAAGACTAGATACAACTAAAAATCGCGAGCTATTGCTTGCCTAACTAAGCGAACCGGAGGTACTAATTATGAAAAAAATTTTTCATGTAACTAATAAAACAATCGCAGAGGCAGTTCGAGTCTTTGGACTAACGAAAGAGAACGCAGCTAACGAACTGATCGGACGCGCGCACCAAGCCGTCAAAGTATACACGTTTGAGTCAACGAACGGGTCTGAAGCAGTTTACGACCACTACCCGACCAATACACGTCTTATCATCGCAACAAATGGCGCAATCATCGGTGTTTACGAGGTCGGAAAGCTACCTGGGAGCAACCGCAACGCGTGCGAATTAGTTAGATCGACCATTCTTCGCGGACTGAAAGAGGAATACGAGCACCTTTACAGTCAGTGGATGGACGTCGAAGTAACTTTCGCTCAAACGAGTCTCGAAATCGCTATGACTAAACGAGCACAGATCGGCGAAAAGGATGCCGCGGTTTTGGTTGAATACGCGAAAAAGCTGTCCGACCTTTGCTTCGAGAATAGCAAGCGCCATAAAGAAAGAAGTAAGTTGCATCGCGAACTGATCGAATTGGAACGCGCCTTCGTTCCTTATCTTTAAAGGGCTGAAATTGCACGAAATTAGACGTTTTAGGAGCGGTCGGGACTTAGTGTATTCAAGTGGATAATAAGACCTATTTTTGTGTGATTTCATCGAATTTAAGTAGGTATATAGATTCATTTTAGTCGAAAAATGTCCCGTTTTTTGTGGGGGCATATCCGACTGTAATATTGAAAGACGAAAAAGTTGCCGAGGTTCTGCGAGGGCTGTCCATTCTGAAAAGTCGTTACGCAGTTATTTATGAGAGCTAAAGAATCTCGAAAATTCTGCGCGGCTTTCAAATGTCGCGGGTATAATCTTGTGCGGACTTGTTGTGGACTTTCGGCAACTAAAAGAAAAAAGGAGGTCATTTCGGTGGTTATCTCATCAGAAATATTCGGACTTATAAGAATGGCGAAGGGCATGACGCAAGCAGAATACGGGGCTTTTCTCGGCATCAGTAAGTCGTCCGTCGCGGCTATTGAATGCGGAGATAGGCGTATTACTAAGAAAACGCAGCATGCAGTAATATCTAACGTAGACTTTGACGAAGCGTTAATCGCATTTCTCGATAAGTACGAGAAGGCGAAACTACTTACGAAATGAGGCGATGCAGTGGGAGCGGCGTCAAACAAACCTGATCAACATTTGAAGTATGAGTTTGCGTACAAATTAGACGATTTAGAAGGCGTTCGGAGTATCTTGGACGACTTCTTACGCTTGGAGACTCGTAGGTATACCGGTGATGAAGCTGCGTCCGATCTGATCATCGACTTAAAGGAGGCGATAAGACTTGCGAAGCTCACCAACAAACAGCGCGATGTACTTCAGTTTCACTACGTATATGGATACAAACAGCGGGAAATTGGGGCGCAGTTGGGGATCGAGAGGTCCGTAGTCTCTCGGCACTTGTTAGCGGCTGAAAAGAAGATAACGAGGGTTTACGACCATTGGTCGAAATTAGACCGAATTGGCGGATATTCAATCTAAAAATATAAATTACTGGAGGAATTACTTATGAACTTTACTAATCTTGAACGCAAACTTATTGAGGCGAATTTAGATTCTATGAAAGTTGATTATAAGAAAGGCCAAGTGTTGGAAAAAGCTCTCGGCGGCGGGGCAACTATTGATCTTTCATATGGCAAACAATTCGAACTTGTGGCGATCCTTCTAAACGGAGAATATAGCGACTATCTTGGGGACTTTATTTTCGACGCATTCGAACACGATATTAATTTGGGCGCAGTCGTCGACATGATAGAGGTTATTCTTGACGATAATAGTTTCAGCCTTCCGGACGTAGAAGAGATGAAGAAGTTGACGCAATATATACACGAGTATGAGAGCGAGCGAGACGGTGCTTTGCGCGCTGTGTATGAATCGTTATTCCATATCGCACCTAAATTAACGGACGACTTGCTAATCGCAGAGCTAGGCGAGGTGTTGGATGACGTCTTTAAGCCGATTGGAGAGATTGGTGTAGGTGTATTTTCAACCATCCGCCGTCAAGTTACTTATAACGATCGTCTTGTTTCGAAACATACAGATGATTTCGTGAAATATTTAACGACTTATGGAGAGTGGGTGCACGTGGTTACTCCGCATGGTTATGAACCGGAGATCACCGAGAGGCTAAACGGTCTCGCAGGAGTTGCGATATCGCGATGTGGTGTGGATCTTACACCCGTTATTAAAGCTATTACTGCTCTACGACCATACACAGTCTATACGCGCATGGAACATCCGAGAAATACTCATTGGATTTAATAAACTTGGTGGCTTAACCGCCGCCTTCTTAATTCGATATACACAAAAATACCCGAAATGTATCCTATATTATGTAGGGGCGGTATGCACGGAATTACTATATATGCTGTCATACATTATGACGGGAGTTACTTGTGCAACTTGCTTATATGCTGTCTTACGTTATAGAAAGTAGTAGTAACTATACACATTTTATGGTCTTAGTTATCTATGTATTATGAAGGCACCTACAGTCTTTGTTATACGTTCCGAAGTCAGGGCAATAGATTTAAAGTCGGAGTTGCGACCGACAGAGCTTCTTCACACTTTCCGTAAATAACCGTAGTCAGAACGAAGAGTAATAGGTTTCACCCGCCGGTTACTCTTCTTTGTGGTTGCGGAAACAATCACAGACATGAAAGTCCTCCTATGTAATTAAATAGGGACGATCGACCTGCTGCCGGTCGTTCCTGATTTACTTATATGGCTTGAGGGCCATCGAATATTAGTTAAGGAGGCGAAGGCGTGTTGTTAAATAAAACGCAGTTCGACACATTGAGTATATGGCTTACGCATGAAGGCATTAGCCCTAGAGAACTAAGCCGAATGAACAACGCAGATGTACGAAAACTTATCCGTCGTATGCTCGCTTGGTTTAAAGGCTACAGACAAGAAAGCGACAGACTTAAACGCCAAGTCATTCGAGGCCTTTACGTCATGCGCGATCAATGGGAGGGAACCAATAATGAACGATAAATTTTTCTGCTACTCAACGACACTAATGCATTTCCTTAAAGCTAACGCGATCCGATACGTTTATGTAACGAGACACCGACGAACTAACAATCGTATGTGGGTATTTAACCGCGATGAAAGATTGACGGAATTACTTGCAGAGTATGATGCGCGTAAGGCTGCATCGAAAGAAAAAGCGCTCTAATAGGGCGCCTTATTGAATGAGAGAGGGCGATAATAATGAACGAAAAAGCAAGCAAAGCCGAGCAGAAAAAAGCATACGTACTTAAAAAAGGTAATGACCTTACGGGAAGCGCGCCGGTAATCCATGACTTATGGAGAACTATCGTACCTATCGCGCGTAAGTTCGATAAGAAGAACGTAGACATAGGCGCCTTATATTCGTACTTATTGGCACACACGAACGGTCAGGCGGAAAACGATTGGTACATGGCCGCGTTCACTTCCGTTGATAAAATAGCCACCGACTTAATGATCGGGAAAAATCGCATCAACCATCTATCGAAAGTCTTAGAGGCGGTCGGTCTTCTCGAGACTGCATACAATTACGCGGGGCGGAAGAAGAACAAGCTATATTATCCGCAATACTATAGCACCTTAACACCGGAAGAAATGCGGGCGAATCTTCGTGAGTTATACAGTAAATCGTCCGTGAGTGATTAACGTAAGTCACTCGCCAGTGATTAACGTAAATCTTCCGTGGGTGACTGTAATAATAACTAACGTAATAATAACTAACGTAATAATAACAAACAAAACATTACGAATCTATTCACTGCGCTCATACGCTTCGAGATAATAGGTTCTTCTTAGTTCCTTGATTGCGTGAAATCTTTAAAGATAAACAAGAACAAACGAGGCTGTTAATCACTCGTGAGTGACTTACAAAATAGGAGGTGATCACAATTGAAGTACGCAGTCTTCAGTGATTATTGTGACGCCGGTCAAACGGTGTATGAAGATAAAGATTCCGCATTGGCTGATTATAATGAGCGTATCAACCGCGAATCGACCAACGGAGTCGACGCCTACCTTTGCGTGGTTCTCGAAGAATATAAAGCAAAATAGAACGGAATTAGAAGCGGTAACGGACTCGTAAACCCAACACAAGGGCAACGATTCCGGCCGCTTATTTTGTTTGTATTTCAACTAATGAAGGGGTGCTTATTATGTTGCTTCTACTGGGAGTAGTCGCTTATTTAACTGTGGGGAGGTTTTATTCTTTAATGACGTTAGAGTTCAGTAGACTTCGGATACTTTCAAAATACTATGATGACGAGCAGCTTCACACGATGTATAGCGGATCATACGATCATTGGGAGGAAGTACGGGAGCAGAAGAGGTCGCTACGTTTGTTCGTTAAGGACTCATCCTTCTTTCGTGCCTTCCTGTTTCCTATAGCTATGGTGAAGGACGTGCTGGCAATACCGGAAGCCTACCGCACTCACAAGAAGCTGAAGGAGTATAAGGCGAATGAATAGCCAGCAATACTATGACAAGCATCAACGAAACAAAACGTCAGCGAAGTTTTATAGATCGAGAGCATGGCGCCTTTGTCGCGAGCAAGTCCTGCGCAGAGATCACTACCTTTGTCAAGACTGCCTATCTGCGGACAGGATAACGGCAGCCGAGACGGTACATCACATCGAGGAGCTTACCGATCGACCTGATATTGCGTTAAGTATCGATAACTTAATAAGTCTTTGCAATTCTTGTCACAACAAAAGGCATCCGGAAAAAGGACCGAAGAAGAAAGACGCGCCGAAAAAGCAACGGAGAATAACCGTTGTGAGGTCGCAGCCAAACGAAGACATAGGCCCCCTACCCTAGAATCAGAACGAACGAAAAAAGCAGTACCGAGCGGGCGCTTCGTTTGTACCGCGAGCACTTTTTTATTAAAGGGGGGTATCCCCAGGAAGGAGTTAAGCACATGGCAAACCCGACAGCAAGTAAATTACGGGAATATCTAGGTACGAATTATAAAGAATCTGACGAAGAGCTGATCGCCCTTTATATCGACACTCACAAGTTTTACAGAAAGCTGAAGAAAGAGGTCGACGAGCAGCCTTTGATGATGGAATACGTAAACAAGGCGGGCGCTAAGAACTTGGTTAAGAACCCGTTAGCAATCGAATTAACAAAAACAGTTGCGACATTAAACACGCTTTTGAAATCGCTTGGACTTACGCCAGCCCAAAGACGCGAGGTAGTATCGGGTGGTGACGAAATTGACGACGATTTCAACCGATTCTAGTCCACGCGAGCTCGAAAAGTGGTACAAAACGTGGCTAAATGAGCAAAAAAGCAACGGTTTTATCTTAGAAAAACCGTCCGAAAAGCCTTTGACTACGTTCTACGCTGAAAACGTTGTTAATGGAAACATCAAGGCGAGTAAGAAGAACATATTATCGTGCCAACGACATTTGAACGATCTTAAACGCGCCGGAACTGAAGATTTTCCTTACGTTTTTGACGAAGAAAAAGCGCATCGTCCGATACAATTTATTGAAAAGTACTGCAAACCGTCAAAAGGTGATTACAACAGCCTAGTTATGCAGCCTTGGCAGCATTTCGTCATTGGATCACTTTACGGTTGGGTATATCAGGACACGGGATACCGTCGATTCACCGAAGGACTCGACTTTGTAGGTCGTAAAAACGGAAAAACAACGAAAATCAGCGGCCTTGCTACGTATGCAGTCAGTAAGGACTATGAGAATGGCGCGTATGTATACGTTCTTGCCAACGCAAAAGAACAAGCGAATATCTTATTCGAAGAATCTCGCGCAATGGTGCGGTCGTCTCCTATTCTTTCGAAATACTTGCGAGAAAATCAAAAAGGAATTTTTCACAATAAGTCTTCCAGTAAGATCGAGTCGCGTGCTTCGGATAGTAAAAAATTAGATGGTTTGAACGTACATCTCGGAATATTCGACGAGATACATGAGTTTACCAAGTACGATTTAATTAGTGTCATTAAACAAGCCAGAGCAGCAAGAAAACAACCTCTAATCATCTATATCACGACAGCGGGCTATCAATTAAACGGACCATTAGTAGACTACTACGAAGAAGCGATCGACATTCTGAACGGAACAATAGAAAACGAGCACAAATTCTTTTATATCGCGGAGCTAGATAGTGTGGACGAAGTGGAGTCTCCGGCTGAGTGGGTCAAGGCCAACCCTAATATGGGCGTAACTATGGACCTTTTGACATTAGTACGTGACTATAACTCAGACAAACGTATACCGCAGGAACGAAATAACTGGATTACGAAGCAATTTAATATTTTCGCAGACAACGACAAGGAATCTTTTGTCGGTATTGATGTAATTAAACGCAATAAACGCGAAATAGCTGTGGAAGATTTAGCTGGTAAAAGATGTGTAGGGGGTTACGATCTTTCACAAACCGAGGATTTAACAAGCGCTTGTTTAGAGTTTCCTTTAGAAGACGGGAATGTCTTTGTGCTATCCCATTCGTGGGTACCTGAAGCAAAAGTAAAACAAGATAACGAAAAAATTCCATATAAAGCATGGGAAGAAGCCGGTTATCTGACAATCATACCGGGCGAATATGTCAAACACGAATATGTCTACGAATGGTTTGTGGAGCAAGGAAAGAAATACAGTATCGAGACTATCGCGTATGATCCTTACAACGCATTTAAACTAGCGGAAGCACTCGAAATGTACGGGTTTAAGAACGAACCGATTCGACAAGGGACGACGACTCTAAGTGCGCCTCTAAAGGATATTCGCGAACTCCTATTAGACGGTAAAGTCGTTTTTAACGGTAATAAAATGTTTATATGGTACTTAAACAACGTAAAAACTGTGGCTGATAGGAATGGAAATCTTCTACCGACTAAACAAACACGATATCGAAAGATAGACGGCTTTGCGGCGTTCTTAAATGCGCATACATATGCGTTAAGCAACATGAATAAGCCGAAGCCTTCCGGAACAATCACGCACATGTCTATTTCGGATCTTATGAATATCGGGAGATAAGGAGGTGATATTTTGAGTTTTATGAGCAGGATAAAGGCTGCCTTCACGCGTAAGTCTACAAGCACCACATCAAGTAAGGCTTTTTCAACGTGGTTTGTGCCAAGAGGTAGTATGTTTTCCAATCGAAGCGAGAGTGCGCTAGTTACAAGCGAAATTATTTTCGCCGCAGTTTCTAGGTTAGCCAATTCCGTATCTAGTTTACCTATTAAAGTGAATAAGAGCTACGCACCGGTAGAGTCGTCGTTTTCACATTTGTTGACGTATCAACCTAACAACAATATGACTACGACGGCCTTCATTAGTTTACTAGAAACTCATCGGAACATTTACGGGAATGCCTACGCGATGTTGGAGTACGATAATCGCGCACAAATAAAGGCGTTAAATGTCCTCGATCCCAACAGAGTCGAGCCGGTTATCGATTCCGAAACGAAAGAAGTCTACTACCAAGTCATGGGAGATAGCGGAACTACTTACGTTCATAATACGTCTATCATCCATCTAAAACATGTCGGGCATAGCGGTATAAAGGGCGTATCTCCAATACGTGTTTTACAGGGAACACTAGACTTCGATGCGGGCGTACGTGAGTTTAGCTTGGTGCAAATGGACGGGGCAAAAGCGTCTTTTATTCTAAAGCTTGAAACAAACGTGAGTGACGAAAAAAAGATGGAAATGCTTCAGTCATTCGGACAGTTTTATCGCGATAATGGTGGCGTGCTGATCGAGGAAGCGGGAACAAAAATCGAACGACTAGATTCGAAGTTTATTGATTCGAAAGTATTCGACGTGGACAAAGTTACTCGCGCACGGGTTGCGTCCGTTTTTACTCTACCGTTATACATGATCGGCGAAGGTACCGGCCAAGTATCTACAAGTAGTATGGAGCAACATTATTTAGATTACGTTCAAGGAACGCTTACACCGATCGTTACACAGTATGAAGCGGAGTTTAATAGAAAACTTCTCACAGAGAAAGAACGGAAAAGCGGAATTTACTTCAAGTTCAACTTAAACGCATTACAAAGAGCGGATATGCAGGCCCGCGGGGCATTTTATCAACAAGGCATCCGTAGCGGTTGGTTTAAGCCAAACGAGGTAAGGGCGTGGGAAGATCTACCGCCAGTAGATGGCGGCGATCAATTATTTTTGAGTAAGGACCTATTCCCAATCGATCAAGTAGCTGCGCAAAGAATCGGCGGAGCAGATGCGCCAACCGCGCCGACTTTAAGTGAAGGGGGTGAGAACAATTAAAAAGTTTTGGAATATGAAACCTTCCGCGAGTAATCCTTCCGCGGGTGAAATTTATATTTATAGCGAAATCAGTTCAGAGCAATTTTGGGGTGACGAGACTACCGCGACAACCTTCAAGGAAGATTTAGAAGCGATGGGCGATCTTCAGACCTTAAACATCTATATTAATTCGCCAGGTGGGTCGGTTTTCGAAGGTAACTCGATTTACAACATCATAAAACGCCATAAAGCGCACGTTAATGTTCATATTGACGGCGTCGCAGCGTCAATCGCAAGTGTTATCGCAATGGCCGGTGACACTATTTTTATGCCTAAAAACGCGATGATGATGATTCATAATCCGTGGGTAATGACTGCCGGAAATGCTGCTGAACTACGTAAGCAGGCGGACGATATGGACCGTATTCGCGAAAGTCTAGTCGAAGCGTACTTAGCTAAGTCAAACGGCAAGATCGAGCGTTCTAATCTAATCGAACTACTGGATGCTGAGACGTGGCTTACTGCGACTGAGTGCGTAGCTTACGGGCTTGCGGACGTCGTAGAAGAAACGCAGACAATGGCAGCATGTGCAGATACAAAGCTTTTTGCTAAGTACCAAAACACGCCGGGGAAGTTTCTTCAGCCAGTTGATAAGCAGGACGAAGAGCCGAAGATGACGGATGCAGAACGAGCCTTTAGAAAGCAATTACTAGCTGACGCAGAAGCTCAAATCACAAAATTTAAAAATATGGGGGAATGACAATGGATATTCAAACTATTAAAGCATCACTTCAAGAACTAGGGACAAAAATCACAAAAGGTGCTGAAGAAATTGCTGCAAAAGCTGCCGACGAGTCAGTGCCACAGGCGGAGCTTCAGTCTTTAGATAACGCTCAAAAAGAATTGAAAGAAAGATACGATCTTCTTAACGCTCAAAAAGCAGAACTAGAGAAGAACGCTTCGCATCGCCTAGCTAATTCTCAAAAAAATGAGGGAGGAACACAACAAATGGATGTATTACAAGCTAAAGCATCACTTTTCAGAAACACGATCAACAAACGACCAGTAACTTCGGAGGTGCGCGCTGCATTAGGAGACGGTAACGGGACAGGAGGCGAAAAGTTACTTCCAAAAACTGTTTCGGATCAACTATTGCAGGAGCCGGGAACAAGCAACCCTTTTAGAAAACTTTCAGTTTATAGTGGAGTGACAAACTTAGAGATTCCTAAAATCGACTTTACACTGGATAATGACGATTTTATTGGTGATGGTGAGGTCGCTAAAGAGGTAGAGGCAGAGGGTTCTATCATCTCCTTCACACGAAATAAGTTTAAAGTTTTTGCAGATGTGTCGGAAACAATTCTCGCTGCTACAGATACGGATCTAGTAGCTCACATAGAAAGAGCATTGCAGAACGGTCTTTCCCGAAAAGAGAGAAATGTCGCATTCGCTAAATCTCCGAAAGAAACAGAAAGACACATGTCATTCTACGGTGGCGATGTTAAGGAGGTAGTCGGTGAATCTAAATACGAGGCTATCACAAAAGCACTTGCAGATTTGCATGAAGATTTCCGCGAAAACGCTAATATTATTATGCGCTATACTGATTACCTCGATATTGTCAAAGAATTAGCTAATGGGAACACTACTCTATTTATGGCGCCACCGGAGCAAGTTTTAGGGAAGCCGGTTGTATTCTGTGATTCAGCAGTAGATCCGATTGTAGGCGACTTCCAATATTCTCATTTCAACTATGAGCCAGGAACAACTTACGAACAAGATAAAAACGTTAAAACGGGCATTAATCAGTTCGTTTTGACTGCGTACTTTGACCACCGTCTAAAATTAAAATCTGCATTCCGTATCGCAAAGGTTGACGTTACACCCTAACGCGCCCCGCGGTTTGACGGCTTCCTCGACTGATACTTCGGTGTCTTTATCGTGGGAGGCCGTTAATTATGTCGGGGGAATTAAAGAATACGAGATTTACAGAAACGGAAGTTATGTCGCCAAACGCGTCGGTACTTCGTTCAGTGAAAGCGGGTTAACGCCGGACACAACTTATTCATACGCAGTAAAGGCGGTATCGTCTAACGGTAGTACGTCCGATCTGTCTCAAAGTGTAGCCGTTGTTACTAAATCGGCAGCGAAAGAGGGCGAATAAGCATGACGATTGACTTAGAGAATGTAAAGCATTTTTTGCGTGTGGATGGTGACGAGGACGACATACTGATCGGTGAGCTCATCGCTTCCGCGGCGGAATATCTCGAAAATGCAGGCGTTAAAGAGGCGCATAAACAAAGCGCCTTGTACGGCCTTGCAGTCAAGTTACTTGTACAGGAATGGTTTGATAACCGAGGCGTAAACCCTGTATCTCATAAACTTTATTTTTCGCTTCAGAGTATAATCTTACAATTAAAATAGGAGGGATGACGTGAAGGCGAGAGACTTCGATAAAAGAATAGAACTATCAAAGTTCACTGAAAACGTAGATGAAGAAGGGTTCCCGAAAAAGGAATGGAAAAGCGTGCTATCGGTTTGGGCGGCAGTAAAAACATTGCAGGGCCGCGAATATAACCAAGCAGCCGCCATTCAAGCGGAACGTACCGCCCGATTCGTCGTCCGATACTCCAAAAAAGCGAAAGACTTGCTTTATAATCGCGGAACTGACCGTGGTACGGACCTTCGAATCCATTTTGACGGCCGTATATTCGACATACAAAGCGTTGTCAACGATAACGAACAAAACGCGACATTTACTATCGTGACGAAAGAGGTCGACGTATAATGGGCGTTAACGTAAACGGCATGAATGCTTTGATGAGAAAAATAGAGCAGTTAGGAAAAATGAATGATCAGGTGAAATCGGGAGCCGTCAACGCCGGAGCCGAAGTCATAAAGAAAGAGATGGAGCGGCGAAACCCGAGCAGCCAACATAAAATCGTTTCGCAACAGCAACGACCCGATACGGTTGAAATCGGACCTTCTTACGGGTTTTTTACTGCGCATTTCTTTGAATTCGGTACGAGTCGTCACTTAATCGAAATCAAGAATCGGAAGATAATGTCCGATGGTGCTAAGTTGTACGGCAAAACTATTGATCACCCGGGACAACGACCGCAACCATTCATTGAACCATCTTTCATCGATAAGAAAGACGAAGCAGTCAAAGCGATGGCGGACTATTTACGGAGGTACTTGACGTAATGAGTGTACGAAAGCTAGTCACAAGCACATTGACACCGACCGGCGTACCTGTACGCTTTATGTTTTACGACGGAAAGCCGGAAGATACGTATATAACGTTCTTCAGTTATAGCGAAACCGCGTCGTTAAATAGTGACGACGAAGAAGCCATGACCGGCACATATATACAAGTAGACCTTTGGACGAAGAGTCCGGAGGATTACGGAAGACTTGAACCCGAAATAAAAGAACGAATGAAGGCTGCGGGGTTTACTCGACGAAGCCAATTCGATCAATACGAACAAGAGACGGGCATCTATCACAAGGTGGCCCGTTTTTATATTTCAATCAAAAACTAAGGAGTGGGTAATGTGAGTGCAGTAAGAGTTGGTTTAAACAATATTCATGCAGCTATTTTAGTGAAAGACGATGTAACGGGTGTCGAATACGAAACACCGTTCAAACTGGCGAAGGCGATCGAAGCTAGTATTTCCCCTAACGCAAATGAAGAAACGCTTTTCGCGGATGACGGCCCTTCAGAAGTTGCGACACAAATGGGCGCGATCGAAGTAGAACTAGGACTAGACGCTATTTCCGACGAAATTCAAGCGAAACTTCTCGGACACAAAATCAATAGCGACGGTGTTTTAGAGAAAAAAGCAGGCGATCAAGCACCTTACGTCGCGTTGCTGTTCCAATCAGCTACCTCGGACGGAAAATCGAAGTTATATACGTTATACAAAGGTAAATTCAAACTGCCGGAGCGTAATCATACGACTAAAAACGATAGCCCAGAGTTCCAAACGGATACGATCTCAGCAACGTTCTTACGTCGCGATTTCGATGACGTTTGGGAGCGTTCAGTATACACAGGCGGAGAGACGGTTAATCAAGCGGTTGTCGATGCGTGGTTTACAGAAGTCTACGAGCCATCTACGAACGGCTGAAAGGGTAAGGAAGAAGTAGAAGTACCGGCACCGGAAGAAGAAAACCCGGAACCTATTGTCAATGAAGAACCAGTAGAAGAAACACCCGAAGAAGAGGCGTAAAAACCTCTTCTTTTTTAATACTTAAACAAAATCGAATGGAGATGTTTTTATATGAAAATCACACTTGAAATTAATGGAGAAAACAAAGTATTTGAAATGCCGACGGTTAAAACAAGATTGCTGCGTAAAGCGCTAGAGCTTCAAAGTGAAAACGACTTGGAAAAAATGACGGTCGATACACTTGATAAATTATTAGAATTCACGGCGGTTGCATTCGGTAAGCAGTTCACAGCAGACGACCTATATGACGGACTGGAAGCTGACAAACTTAACGACACATTAACAGATGTTATGAATGCAGTGGGCGGCGTGAGAGCTGCAGGTGCTTCCGAAGTTGTTGAGGGTGACGAAAAAAAATAACGGAAGGGGCTTTCGAACATGAAAGTCTCACAACCCAAGAACAGGCCCAGGCGCAACTAGACGAGATCATGGGGTTCTATGTGAAGGAGGCGGAAGAAAGAGGCTATGGATCGGTGGCTCAAATAGACGAAATGCCAGCCGAGCTTTTTTTCCGTATCATCCATTTCCAAAACTCACCTAAGAAACGTCGGAAATCTAGTGCGCCTAAAGGGTTCATCGATCAAATCATATAGAAAGGAGGTTAACGTATGAGCAATGAAAATCTAGGATCGTTGCGCGTAGATATAGGGCTGAATAGTTCGGCGTTTACGAGCGGAATACAGGCGGTCAATAGGCGGATTAAGGCTCTTGATAGTGAATTTAAAGCACTGACAGCAGGCGCAGGTAAATTCGATAACAGTATCGATTCCCTAAAATCGAAATCTGACGTACTGTCACGTACGCTTCAAACGCAAAGCTCTAAACTGAAAGAGCTGCGCCGTCAGTATGAGCAGAGCGCCCAGGCGAAAGGTAAAGACAGCGCCGAAGCACAAAAAATGCTTATACAGTACAACAAAGCCTATGCGGCCATGAAGAAAACGGAAGACCAACTTCAACTAGTAAATAGACGTTTAGCTGAGCAGAGTACTGGATACGGAAAATTAAGCTCTAAGTTAAACGCAAGCGTAAATTCTATGACCACACGACTACGCGCCCTAGATGCCTCTTTCGATGCTGTAACGGCGGGCGTAAGTAACTTCGGACGCACTTCTGACCAACTTCGCCAAAAACAACAGCATCTTACACAATCTATGCAACTTCAGCAGCAGCGAGTAAAAGACTTACGTCGACTATATCTCGAATCCAAGCGTGCCAAAGGCGCAGACGCGGACGAAACGCAGCGATTAAGTATCCGTTTAAGTGAAGCGACGCGAGAAATGCGTCTGACGGAACGACAGTTAGAGACGACAAATCGTGCGATTCAAACACAATCAACGCGCTGGGGCCGGTTTGGTACGACATTAGATCGTACTGGCGAACGGTTGCGGGACGTAGGAAACAGACTTCAATCAACGGGCGCAGAAATTGCGACTTCATTCGGTATTATGACGGCTGCGGTAGGTGGTGGTCTAGTCTTATCCACGAAAAAAGCGGCAGATTTCGAACAACAAATGTCGTCCGTATATGCGGTCATGGACCCGGCAGAGGTAAAGAAGTATCAGAAGCAACTTAAACAGCTCGCGATCACACTCGGAGCCGATACGAAGTACAGCGCGTTAGAAGCCGGTCAAGGTATGGAAGAGATCATCAAAGCCGGCGTAAGCATCAAAGACACGATTAACGGCGGTTTATCCGGTGCACTTTCGTTAGCGACGGCGGGCGAATTAGACCTAGCAGCCGCAGCAGAAATCGCATCGACTGCGTTGAACGCGTTTAAAGCCGATAACTTAACGGTCGCAAAATCAGCCGACATCTTATCGGGTGCGGCAGTGTCTTCAGCGACCACGGTCGAAGAATTGCGTTATGGATTGCAAATGTCGTCCGCAGTTGCCGCAGGTATGGGCGTGACATTTAAAGATACCGCGACATCGCTTGCAGTATTTGCGCAGAATGGTCTTAAAGGATCGGACGCCGGTACGTCACTCAAAACGATGTTAGCGCGTTTAGTTCCGATGACGAAGCCTGCGATGGAGACGATGGAAGACCTCGGTCTCGTAACGCTTAATACTAAAAGAGCTTTCGACACGTTAGGTAAGGAAGGATTTAAGCCTGCGAGCACAGACCTAGAAGACATCGTGAAGGCCGTTGACAAGTACGTCATCAGCACAACAGGTCTGAAAAAAGGTACCGGTAAGTTCGAAAAGGCATGGGACGAAGCGGCGAAGTCGCTCGGACTAATGGATAATAAGTTCTTCGACACTAACGGAAACTTGAAAAGCATGGCCGATATTTCCGGAGAGTTAGCGAAGGCATTGGACGGCCTATCTGCAAAGGATCGTCAAGAAGCGCTTTACAAGATTTTCGGATCTGACGCGATTCGTGGCGCATTAATTCTCGGAAAAGAAGGTAAAAAAGGGTTCGACGCAATGGCGGGCGCTATGGATAAAATCAAAGCGGACAAAGTTGCCGAGCAGAAGATGGATAACCTTAAAGGTAAGATCGAGGAACTTTCCGGTGCGGTAGAGACGGCGCAGATCAGTTTTGGTGACGCTTTGACGCCTGCGATTTCTAAATTAGTTGACGTTCTACAAGCTGCGACGGATTGGTTTAACGGACTATCTGATCGAATGAAATCGGTTATCGCAATATCTGCGGCCGTTGTAACGGCATTGTTCGGAATTATCGCGGCTTTCGGTTTCGTAATGATGGGCGTTGGTCAATTTATAACCGGTGTCGGGGCGATGAGTACAGTCGTGGCTAAATTAGCACAAAGTGGAAAGTTATTGGCCGGACTTCAGATCGCGTTCGCAGCACTGACGGGGCCTATCGGTTTAATCACGTTAGGTATCTCGGCAATTGTGATCGCGTTTACGGTAGCGTATAAGAAATCAGAGACGTTCCGCAAAGTAATAGATAAGTCGCTACAAGGCGTTAAGAAAGCGGTAGGAATCACGGCTGCATTCATTAGCAAAACATTTACTAAGGTATGGAACGGGCTTACAAGCGGTCTAACTAAAGCCGCGAAAGGTTTGCAGACAACGTTTAAGAAGGTTTCTTCAACAGTCGGTAAATTCTTTAAGAAGACAGGCGAGAAAGTCGCTAACAATTTTTCAGACGGCCTTTTATCGAAGGTTAAGAACATAGCCGAAACGTTTTTCGCACAACTAAAGGTCGCGTTTTCTAGTCTTGGTGGAGCTGCGTCATTACTAGCACCGACACTTACTGCGATTGGCCTTGCGCTTGCAGGCGTCTCGGGACCGGTCGGTATTGCGATTACTGCGATAGTGAGTTTAACGAGCTTTTTATATCGTTTGTACAAGTCGAATGACAATTTCAAAAAGAGCGTTGATTCTTCGTGGAAGTCAATTAAATCGTCTGTTTCCGGAGCGATTACGGCGTTAACACCAATAATTGCAGCCTTTAGTCAAATGTTCGCAGATATATCCAAAGAACTAGGTCCAGCTTTCGCGGAGACTATGACAGTTCTTAAGGAATCCGTAGAAACATTGAAGCCTGCGTTTGAAGACCTTAAAACAGCTTTCAAAGACCTATGGGTTACTGTAACGTCTATGATTGATTTCAAAGCGATTACGGATGTAGTGGAGAAGTTTGTAACCAACGTTGTGCCAGTCCTTTCAAAATTCATAACGGCCGTAGTAAAGAACTTCTTAACGTTGAATACGGAAGTAATTAAGTTGGTACTAGGCATCGTAAAAGACGCATTACCGTTGTTGGCTTCTACCTTAAAAGCGATCGCACCAAGTGTCGTTCAGGTTGTAAAAACTATCACAATCGTAATAAAAGAGTTGCTAAGTCTGCTCGGCCCTGCGATTTTAGAGATTATCCGAACTGTACTGCCGGCATTTTTCGATGTGATTAAAGCAACGTTCCCTATTATCGCGTCAATAGTCGTCAATTTAATAAAAGTACTAGGCGAAGTAATCAAGGTTATTTTACCGTTGTTACTTGAAGTCGTGAAACTTATCATGCCTTTAATTACGGAAATTTTTAAATACGGCATTCAAGGAGTAGTCGCGCTTCTAAACGGATTGGCTTGGGTTATTGAAACAATTGTCGTTCCGGTAATAAAGGGTATCCTTGAAATCGTCAAAATCGTTTTCCCTGTGATCGTCAGTATCATAAAGGGCGCGATAGGAATTATTACGAATATCTTTAAATTCTTCACATCTATATTGCAAGGTGATTGGTCCGGAGCTTGGGACGCTATCGTCGGCATCTTCGGGAATGCTTGGGATATTATAGCTTCGATTTTCACTGGCGGTTCTAACCTACTCACTATTGGGTGGGATGGACTAAAGGGGAAAATGAGTACAACTGCGCAAACAATGTGGAACAAAATTAAAGACAAGTTTTGGAAAGGCGTCGAGAAGGTCAAAGCGTATGTCAGCGATTTAGTCACGTCTTTACCGGGCAAGTGGGAAGCGATCAAGAATAGAGCGGCGCTATTTGCAACGGGAATGTGGACGAAAATAAAAGAAAAATTCGATGACATCGTCGGAGGCGCCAAAAAACTACCAGGACGAATCGGTCGTGGAATCGTGAGTATGGCGTTTAAAGCAGTTGACGGCATTAAGACTCTCGGAAAACGAATGATGAAGACTATGGTTAACGTGGTAAACGGAGTCATTGGCGGGGTGAACTGGGTCTTAGGCAAAGTCGGTCTAGGCGACAAGAAACTTCCGTTATGGGCGCCGGAGTACGCAAAAGGAACTGACGGACATCCAGGCGGACCAGCTATCGTCGGCGATGGCGGAATGTCTGAAGCGGTCATCCTTCCGAACGGTAAAACGTTCATGAGCCCTAGCACTGATACGTTCATACCGAACCTACCGCGAGGCACGCAAGTTATTTCCGGTCCAAACACACGTAAGTTAATGCGCGATTCTTACCGATACAAAAACGGCACAGGCCTTTTAAACGGCGTTGTCGATGGCGCAAAAAACTTAATAGGTGGAGCGAAGGGCGCTTTATCGAAGTTAAAAGATTCAGCGTTTGACGTTTGGGGAATGATCGGTAATCCGAAGGCTCTCTTTAATAAAGTACTAGATATGCTTGGCGTTGGTAGTATCGATTTCGGCGGAGGTCTTTCTGATCTAGGTCGAGGCGTTACGAAAATCATCAAAGACGCCTTTTTGTCGTTCATCAAAAAGCATCTAAGCGGAATGATGGACTTCGGAGGCGGCAGCGTTGGCGGCGGAAAAGTTACTGGAAACGTTAAGAGTTGGGTAGCGCAAGCAATTAAAATCACGGGCATTTCTCCGTCATATGCGAAGGCGCTCGAAACTATTGCGATGAAGGAATCAAGCGGAAATCCGACATTAGTTAACCGTTGGGACAGTAACGCTCGAGCAGGGCATCCGTCACAAGGGCTTATGCAATTTATTCCGACGACATTCGCTGCATACTCGAAAAAAGGGTTCAAGGACATTACGAATCCAGTTCACCAAGTCGTAGCCGCGATCAACTATTTGAATCGAAAGTACGGCGGCATCTACAACCATCCGGGACTTAAATCGATGGCACGGGGAGGCCCGTATATCGGTTATAAAAACGGTGGAAGCCCGCAGTCGGATCGATGGGCGTTCGTAGGAGAGCAAGGGCCGGAGTTGGTTAGACTTCCCGGCGGCAGTCGCGTTTATCCTAACAAGAAAACGCATGAACTAGCTGGAACAAACCAAGCGGCATCAAGCGTGGATAATACGGCATTGCTTCAGCGTCAGATCGATTTACAGCAGCAAGAAATCAGCTTGCTTACTAGACTTGTCGCAAAAGATAATACCGTCGCTATTCCTATGAACGAAATAACGTCACAGGTTGATCGACGTCAAGCGGCTGCGGCTGCGATGGAAGGACTTATGAAGGGGTGATCGAGTGCATAGCTTTTTATTAGTAAATAAAGGTGGTTCGTGGGTTAATACGCGCGATTACGGTTTGAGGCTCTTGGCATTTTTGCCGGAGTCTCTTTCTTCGCGTACAGATTACCAAGAAGTATCGGGAAGGCACGGCGTTATTGACAACGGAACGACCTTCAGTGAGCGGAAAATATCGGCTTCATTTTCGTTAACAGGGCAAGACATAGTTGACTACGGAATGCGTGTCGCTGAAGTTTATGGGCTATTTGCGACAGATACGGATATCGAGATCGTTAATTCAAGATTTCCCGGCAAAGTTTGGCGCGTAAAGGTTACTAGCGCGTTTACGCCGGAGCAGGTAGGTACCTCTACCGGAAAGTTTGACATTGAATTTACGTCAGCCCTTCCGTTTGCCTATTCGTTAGGGTCCTCACTTGAACCACGTACATTCGATGCAGATAAGTGGCAGCTAGGGCAAGGGCTACTTCCGGCGGACGACGTAGCATACTCGTTTAGCACAACGAAATTCAAGATTTACAACGCCGGCGACGTTACTGTAGATCCTGCGCAAGACATGCCTTTATTAATAACGTACAAAGGTGCGTCTTCAGGTCTTAAATTAACGAACAAAACTACTAAAACCACGGTTTCTTTCAGTGGAACAACGAACGCGGCGGACACGATGAAGTTCAAAGAGTTGCGAATCCTGAAAAACGATAGCTCAGTATTCAGTCAAACAAACCGCAAATACATTTCGTTAGCGCCTGGTTGGAATGACTTCGAGCTGTCCGGTACTAGCGGTACTTTTACCATCAGTTTCGATTTTCATTTCTTCTACAGGGGGTGACGTAAGTGCATCTATTAACGGTAAGAGACATGGGCGGAGTAGAGGAGCCGTTGTCCGGTTTTTTCGTAACTAGAAATAACGGGGAAGACGGAGAGAAGTCGATCAGCGCAGTCGGTGTTCGTACGTCATTCAATCAATACGGATACGACAAACTCACCAATCAAACTACATTAATCTATCGCGATGAAGAGTACATCGTAAAGACGTCTAGCGAATCAGCAAACAGCGGTCGACCATCTAAGGAAGTAACGGCTATTCATCGTATATTCGAAGACTTAAAAGATCGATACGTCGCCGAAGAAAAAAAGGGTGACATGACTCTTAAAGACATGGTGTCGTTCGCTTTAAAAGGTACAGGATACACGTTCGAGGTAATTACCACAGGCCTTAAAGATAAAGTGACCGTCGATAGCTTCGGATGGCAAACGTCATACGATCTTTTGCGTGACGCTTTAGAGCAATTCGAAGCGGAGTTCGACTATTCCGGTACGCATATTCTAATCGCGAAAGAGATCGGGCGAAAGTTAGAAGAACCGACCTTTAGATTCAGGTATAACATTAACGATCCAAAAAATGAGATCGACACGACCGAGTTTAAGACGTATATCCGAGGATTCGGAAAGCAAAACGAAGACGGTAGCTTCGCAATACAAGCGGAGTACACAAGTCCTCTCGCAGCCTACTACGGTAAAAAAGAAGCTGAACCGGTTCGCGAGGACAGTATCACGGATAAAGTTAAACTTCTTGAAGCAATGAAGAAAAAACTAACTGATCATTTGGAGCTTTCCGTAAGTTTCTCCGCTGTGGAATTACAAGGAGCGGGCTTTTCGGACATACGTAAGGGCGATTATATATGGTGCATCATCGACCCTCTCGGGTTAGATGTGCAATTGCGGGCGGTTAGCCGGGAAGATTATTCAAACCCGAATCAATCGGCCGTTTTTACGTTCGGAAAAGTAAAGAAAAAGACGTCTTCTTTGGTTGCGGGTTTAGAGGCAACGCGAAAAGGTGTCGCAAAGGTTATCGATTCGAAAAAGGGCGTTCTAAAGTCTTCGGCCATAACGAAGGCGGGGGCGGCCACGTCGCAAGACTTATCCGCACATACCGGAAACGCTTCTATCCACGTAACTTCTTCCGAGAAAACGACATGGAACAATGCAGCGGGCAAAGTCTCCGATCTAACTGCGGTCGATTGGTCAGCGCCATCGATTGGCAACGGTTGGGTGACTGATACTGCTGCGCCTATCCAGTTCGGAAAAGACGTGACGGGAACAACTTACATTCGCGGAGTTATCAAGAACGGGACTATCGGTCTTAACGCGCCTGTATTTAATCTACCGAAGGATAAGCGACCAGCATACCCGATCTATTTCAATGGGTACGCAGGGACATCCGGCACGACACCTTATACGTTTAATGCGGTCATAAAGGCAAATGGTGACGTTTGTATCGAAAGCAGCAACAACCCGTCGCCGAGCAGCTTCATTTCATTAGCTCTTCAATTCAAATAATACGGAGGTGAATGTACTTGCCTAAATATATTTATAAAAACTTCAGCACTACGGGATTCGATAGAAAGTTTATCGCGGATCTTAACGTTAATTTTCACGAAGTTTCAGACGATCTACTGGCACTAGATAGGTCGCTGGCTTCGCACAAGATCGACAACAAAGCTCATTCGTCTGACCAAATTACTCACGGCGTATTTACCGTCGCTAATCGGTTAGATAACTACGGCGCGCGCTTTGCGAACTTAGTAGTGAATCACGACGGCGAGGACGTCAAAGAAGTTGTCGATCTTCGGGTCGCTTTAGATGCGAGTACACATTTAACAGCGAAAGATCGCTTCGACTATGATTTCGCGATAATTGATCAGAAAATTAGTGACGCAGCCGTCTACGTATCTTTGCAGCCGTTTCTAAAAAAGCACGGTAATTTTACGGATGCGATGCAAGCAGCGCTGAATATATCGAAGACAAAAGCGGTTACGATTTATATTCCACCTGGCACTTATACGTCACAAAGAACATTAAGAATCTACCGCAATACCCGTTTACTTGTGTCGGAGGGTGTATATATTAAACGCGGATTCGTCGGGTCTATGTTTGTCAACGGAGATTCTACGGATAACAGCACCTTATATAACGGACACGGAAATATCGTGATCGAAGGCGGTGGTACGATTGACAGTTTAGGCGCCGAGTTTAAGGAACAATGTTCCGTTTTCAGCTTCGGCCATGCGGACGGTGTTCTGATTAAGGATTTGACGATCCTAGATGTTTGCGGGGGTCACGCATTTGACTGCGCTGGAAATCAAAACGTCCTGATCGAGAATGTAAAGTTCAAGGGCTACGCTGACTACACGGGGGATCGTTGGTTCTCGGCAGCGGTACAAGTCGATCTAATGCGCGATTCTAGTAACTTCGGTGCATTCGGATCATATGACCACACGCCAACGAGAAATATCACGGTTCGTAACTGCTTCTTCGGAAAATCTACGAAGCTAGGCGGATGGGCGAGAGCCATCGATTCACATACTAGCACCGATGGTTATTTATATTCCGGAATTACTTTTCAGGGCAACACGGTCGAGGATACCGCAGAATGGGCCGTCTCCGGGAACAAGTGGCAAGACGTTCATATCACGGGTAATTACTTCAGAAATTGCGCAGGCGGTGTTCGTATCTTATTGCCGGACCCAAACAGCGTATACACTAACGACAAGAACGGAAACCCGACTGGACGCGTGAACAAGACAAAACGGCACATTATTTCCGGTAACTCTTTCGATAATATTACGGTCGATCATGCGATCCAAGTATACGGGCGTCAAGGCTATCAAACTATCGATGACGTCGTTATAAGCTCGAATACTATTAGTCGCGTAACTGAACGTCATGGTATCCACGTATCAGACGTCAATAACTTCTCGATCTCCGGAAACATTATGGATGACATTAATCATCATGGAATACTTGTAACGAGAAGTAAATACGGATCGGTTTCGGGGAACGTTGCGCGCACAATTGACGGAAACGGTGTCCGTGTAGAGGAAGACGGTTGTCTTAATGTATCGATCGCGGACAATGTATTGAAAGACGTAGGATTCTCCGGTATTTCAGTTTCGGGAGACTCTTCGAGAATCATAGTAAATCGCAATATTATAGATAACGCTGGACTTCGGACAAATAGCACCGAAGGCTATGACGGAATTATCTTCATGGACGGAGTGAAGCGATCAACTATCGTCGGCAACGATATTACCGGGAAGACCATGCGCTATGGGATGTATTTAACGAGTCTATGTTCTGACTTGATGCATTACGGGAACTGGCTTAAAGGTTCAGGAGCCGTTGCGTCGCTTAATGACAATAGCATAAATCCAGTTACCGGCGCGGCTGACGTTGTATAAGGAGGTTGTAAAATGACAAGCAAAACAGGTTCTTTAAAATTCGATATAAACGCGAATACGAAAAGAACGATTAAAGCTAGTATTCAGTTCAGCACGCAGGATAAAGGAACGGCGCAACTATTATTCTCACTTACCAAAGATGGCGTGCCTTTGCCTCTTTCTGCTGCGACTGTAAAACTAGCGCTTCAGATGGCGGACGGCAGTAAGTTCGTACGAAACGTCGAGCTACTAGACAAAGTTGAGGGACGCGCTGCATACGTGCTATCAGACGAAGAAGTAACGCATTACGGTAATGTGTCCGCAGAGTTATACGTTTACTACAATAACAACCGGTCTATGTCCGTTCATAAATTCGGGTTCAATATAGAACAAGCGCTGATCGACCAAAATATTGTTCCAGTTGCGGAGTATTATGTCGATGATTTCGAATCCTTAAAAGCGATCGTGACGGAGCTGTACGACGACTCTATCGAACTCTTAGACGAGATAAAAGCCAAGTTTGAAGACTTGGACGCGATAGAAACGAATGCGGGCGCTCAGGCCAAAGTAGACGCACATGCGGAAAATCAATCCGTACACGTTACGGATACACTAAAGGCCTCATGGACTGCGAAAGAGTCGACGACAGGAGCGCAGCAAAAAGCGGACGCCGCACTACAGAAAGCGAAGGAGTTTGTCGCCGGTTTTCAGCAGAAAAAAATCACGGCTGATACGGGAATGCCGTTGATCTCTCTTAAAGACACATCCGGCAGTATTCTTGACGAAATTATCAACAACGGTTTAGGTCAAGGTACGTTCTATTCTATAGCAGGGTCAAAAGATTTACCTAATAGCCGGTCTTTTAGAGGATTCTTCCACATGACGGATGCGTCAAACGGAAAGGGGACGTTTGGGTGGGTTTACGCAACAGACTACGTAAATAATATCTACACCAACTATTTAAACAACACTGTGTGGAGTGGTTGGTCAAGGTTATCTAATCCGTCTATGTTGTCAGAAACCGGACAAAGTCAATTGCTATCAAATGGTACGGACATACTAACGTTACCTTCCGGTTACTATTACGCCATTGGAACCAACGTCGTTAATATGCCGAGCGCAACAGATTCGTCGTGGTTTAACATCTACGTTATTGATAATGCAAACAACCGAAAAACGTTCCATGTTATACGAAGTGGGGATAACTACCATTGGTGGGGTACTGTTCATAACGGCTCATTTAAGGGATGGAAACGGATGATGACGGATGATGAACTAAGTAGTACGTGGAATCAGGTTACGTTAGTCACGGGAGTTACGAAACACTTTGCGGGAAACCCTCTCCTATTTTCCATACGGCAAAATACGCTTCACTTACGTGGGTCTTTCGAAGGAATACCGGCAAACGATGCTGTAATTGCACGCTTTGCTCAAAAGCCGTCGGGAGTAACCGTTCTTGCAGGCACTACGGTTGGGTCGTATGGTGTAGCTCGATTGACATTTGCGGAAGACGGATCGTTGAAATTTGACGGGCTAAACGCGAATGACAACACCAAAGTCACGAGGATTGAAATTAACGAATCGATTCCGTTGTGGTAAAGGAGTGAATATGCATGCAAATTTTCTACTATGACGAAGATTTCATATATCTGTGTGAAGATATTATCAGCGAGTACGACGAGATTCCGGAAAATGCTACGGATGTACGGCCTAGAGACGGTCTGTATATTGCAACGTTTGATCCGGAGAAAGAAGAGTGGTTTGAAGCTGCGACGCAGGAATATATCGACAGCCTTCAACCGAAGCCTCAGCCGTCAAAAACGGAGATCATGGAGCAACAGATCGCCGACCTTTATTATCTTATCGCGTTAGGAGGTATGTAGAATGTCGATCGATTGGTTTTCGGTAATCAAAGGCTTTTACGATGACGGTCTTTGGTCGAAGAAACGCGTTCATGACGTAGTGGCGGCCGGAAGAATCACACCGGAACAATATGAAGAAATTACGGGAGATAAATACGATGTTGATAAGCCGCCGGCCGAGGAGTCGTAGGCTTTTTATTTTGGAAGGAGAGACGTTCTTATGGCGGAGCCGAGCAATACCGAATTAAACGAAAAGATTTCGGATATTCGCGAGTGGCTCGTTCGTATTGACACGAAGGTCGACTATTTCAACGATGTTAAAACAAAAGCAGACCAAGCGGACGAGAAAGCGGACGAAGCGCTGGCATTGGCGAAGGAAAACCGCGCGGACATAGCAGACATGCGCGCAAATACGAAATGGGTATGGGGCGTAATGCTGACGGTAGTAGGTTTATTGCTATCGGTTGGCATTGCGCTTTTTAAATAGATAAAAACGAAAAGGGAGACGATTATATGGCACTAACTTACGATAAGAGAAACAGAGAAAATCTTGAAAAGTTGGCGGATAATACGAAAGTTGCGGCGCTAAAATGGTACGAATACCTAGTCGCGGAGAATATTGACGTCCTTATCTACGAAACTATTCGTACTGAAGCGCAACAAAGAGAAAACGTTGCAAAAGGCGCTTCTCAGACGATGCGTTCTTATCACCTCGTAGGTCAGGCGTTGGACTTCGTGCCGGTAAAAGGTAAGGATACGCTATGGAACGGTTACGGTGCTGCGGATATTAAAAAGGCGGTGGCTAAAGCGAAAGCGCTCGGGTTTGAGTGGGGCGGGGACTGGAAGACTTTCGTAGATAAGCCGCATCTTCAGTTTAATCATAAAGGGTACGGAACGGATACGTTCGGTAAATCGCCAGTTAAAACGGGAGTAGCGACTAAGCCGGTTCAAACAAGCGCACCGAAGGCGTCAGCCAAAAAATTGACGGTACCGACTGGCATCATCCGTCAAGGTGCTCGCGGCACTTCCGTCACGCAACTTCAAAACGCATTAGCAGCCGTTTATTTCTATCCGGACAAAAGCGCCAAGAATAACGGTATCGACGGCATCTATGGTCCGAAAACGGCAAACGCAGTCAAGCGTTTCCAATCGACGCAGGCCGGCATTGCAAACGACGGCATTTACGGACCAGCAACGCGCACAAAACTGGTGGCGGCTCTTAAGAAAGCGGGGTATAGCGTATGAAGACGAATATTAGCGCAGGAACGGTGACTCGATTTATTTTACTCGCGTTAGCTCTCGTAAACAGCGGGCTGACGATGTTTGGCGTGCAGACGATTCCGGTAGACGAAGCGGCAGTGTCCGACTTTATTGCGTTGCTGTTCCTCGGGGCAACTTCGCTATTAGCGTACTGGAAAAACAACGACGTGACAAAGAAGGCACGCGAACGAAAAGCGTTGGATGAAGTCGGCAAGAAATAAGCGGAAAAAGGGGGCGCCTGGCGGCGTCCTTTACATATTGCGTATCTGCGCAACTACGGCTATAATTTTAGTAACGAATGGGATCGGAGGTGCATCGTGGAAGATTTGCGAATAGATATTCCTACAGTCGAAAAGCATATGAAAAAACCGTTATTACCTTACGGGCTAAAACGTTTTATCTTATATCCGGTGGGAATGATTATGACGGCCGTTGGTATTGCGTTAAGTTTGACGTTGTTTCTTGCGATCATCGGAATACCGTTATTTATTTCGGGTATGACGCTGCTCGTTATCGGTGGAGTAGCGAAGACAGTACAGTGCCCCTACTGCGATAAGTCGAATATGGTTCGGGAACGTAGCGAAGATTTTAAGTGCAAACGGTGCGAAAAGCCGGTTAAAATAAGTTGGATATACGAGAAGCCTCGTCCTTAA